GTAGTCCAAAACTGTTTCAAGTATTTTTTGTATATGTTATCTATAAATTTTGTATTAGCTTTAGAAGCTTTCCGTTTTACTTTTAATGCGATACCCCAATCACTTTTAGCGGAACCCATTGAGGCATCTAGTTTAATCCAGTCATTATATGATGGAAATTCAGGAAGATCTGGCCATTTTGTCTTTAATTCTGGCATCGCGTTAGTATACCATAAATCTAAATAAATACTAGTCTTTGAAAATTGATATGTTTCATTTAATAACTGAGGTGTTAATGACCAAGGTCTTTCAAAATCATTAACAGGTATTTTCTTTGACATAGTAATACCTTTATGTTCTATAGTTTTAGTGGATCCATCATTCATATGTATTAACAAATCATAATGTTTACCACAACCACCAGCCTTACTAAATGATTCTATATTATTCACATTTAAATCCGTTTCTGAAAATAACTGTTCTAACTTACCAGATTCATTGACAAGTGCTTTGTTATATGTTTCTACTATATAATCAAGTCTCTGATTCTCTTTAGTTCCGTTTTTACCTCTACAATCACTCTGTTGTTCTAGTAATAAAACCGCATCTGCTAATAAGTGTAATCCATCGTTATTTACTACTTGTTCTTTTGATTCCATTTATATAATAACATACACTATTCTTTAACATAAAATCAGTATTAAATAAAATCTTTATATTTGAAATGACATTTAATAACTTAGAATACATTATTATTCTCATTTAGAGATACCTTACCTTAATAGAGGATAACATGTATAAAACAATCGCAACAATCCTCCTACTAACTGTTTCTGTTAGTAACGCATTTCCTACATTTGACCAATTTCTTGAAAGATTTGATAGAATTTACCACGGCAATGAATATCATAGTCGTAACAGTATTTATAATGATAATATGCGTTTAATCGAAGAACATAATAATGATAATAATAATTTTAACTTAACTATTAATAGATTTGCGGATCTTAGATCTAGCGAGTTACCAAAAGGGTTTTTTCAAACCCATAGAACAGGTTGGGGAATTAACCTAGATAATCTTCAAAAAACAACTGGATGTAATAAATTCAATATCAAATACGATGCTAGTTCTCTTCCAGATAGTATTGATTGGCGCGATCATAACGCTGTGACTGAAGTCAAAAATCAAGGACAATGTGGTAGTTGTTGGAGTTTTTCCTCAGCTGGAGCCATGGAAGGTTCATGGGCTATTGCTACTGGCAAATTACTAAACTTATCTGAACAACAACTAATGGATTGTTCTATGAAATATGGTAATATGGCATGTAATGGTGGTCTTATGGACAACGCATTTGACTATGCTATTGATAATGGCATGTGTTCATATGAAGAAGATCCTTATACTGCTTCTAGAGCTTCATGTGACCTAAACTGTGAAAAAGTTGCTCAATTTTCTGAATGTATTGATGTTACTCCTAACAATCAACTTGACCTAAAAGCCGCAGTTGCTCAACAGCCAGTATCAATAGCAATTGAAGCAGATACTACTGCTTTCCAATTTTACTCAGGGGGTGTATTAGATACTCCTAAATGTGGAACTAAGCTTGACCATGGTGTATTGATTGTAGGATATGGAACTGATAATGGTATTGATTATTGGCTTGTTAAAAATTCATGGGGAGATACATGGGGTGAAAATGGATATATTAAAATCAAACGAAGTGACTCTACTAATGATGTAGGTATTTGTGGTATAGCTTCATGTCCTAGTTATCCAGTTTCCCAGGAATAAAATAAAATTTGATAATTACATGTAATAGTATTTTTAATATTACAAATAATTACGACATGATATCTAACACTTTTGATTTAGATAAACCTTTAGATAATCTTGATACAGTATCAATTATCGTGAATAATGCGTATAATAATAAACAAAGTTACTATGCTCTTTTGAATAAACTCAACAAACATATGTTCAAATGTAATGTAAACATTAAATTAATCAATAGTAATGGATTAATTCAATTTATAAATAGCTCATTTTTGAATAAAGATACATACTCTAAAATTCTTAATTTAAATTTTATACATGAAACTCCTATACCAGTTAATAAGGACTTCTTTACTAGTAATAATACATTATTTATTGGATAATAAATAATCCATGATCCTTGTATTTAGACTCAGATTTAGTTTTGTAACCATATTGATTGGAAAAAAAAGTTATATTATCTTTTTTTTCGTAATAATTATAATGTGTATGACCACCAATACAGTATAGAAACTTGTTTTTATCGCATTTCAAATCTAAATTATTCGTATATATGTCCTTTACTTGTTGGGAATCATTATTGAATATAGGGTTAGTTGTAAAATCTTGTCTTATTGGAAAATGAGTAATTAACACTGTATTTATACTATTGTCGTAGTTATCTATAATCCATCTTTTATCCCTATCATGTAATTTATTATAATAGAGATTATCTATACATTTATTGTCATTTCTAAGTTTGCTGAATGCGTTTTCGCATATATGGACTACATTATTAGATACATGGCTCCATAAAGTACATCCCATAAATCTTATTCCTTCTATATCTATAATTTCCCTATTTAATAATTTTATATTTGGAAAGAGTTTAATAAAATTTTTTATCTTATCATCTATCTCATCTATATTATATTTTTTACTATAATATTCATGATTACCTGGGACCCATATTATTTTTTCCCATTTCGAATTAACATACATAAAAAATGCTCTATGATCTACTAGTTTTTCTATTTCACATATATCTCCAGCTAATATTAGATATTTAGTAAGTGGTATAGGATATTTAATATTTTTACCTTCTAGATGAAGGTCAGAAAACACTTGAATTTTCATTTTATAATAATAATATATTGTTTTTAAGTTTTAAATGCTGCCTGAGTAAATAATTCATTATAGTAAATATTCGATTTTAAAGATTCTGTATTACTTCTAGTATATACCTCAGGAGCAATAGACAATCTTATCTTAGGAGATGAATTTACACATAAATATATTCCTGCAATTACCATATAAGATCTGCTTTTTTTAGCAGATTTAGTAAATTTAGATTTAAACATATCATTCAGCGCCGCCATAATTTTTCTATATTCAGACGGTACATTATCTAATAATACATCCCAAATTATCCATATAAAATCTCTACAATACTTATTATCAACTTTAGGTATATTCCTATGTTTGACTAATAGGCTATTATTGTGGTATTTTTTCTCGTAATCGTATATCCAACTTAACCAATATATAATAGTCTGTTCTCTATCAATTATATCCGTTCTCTTTATAAGATTAACAATTTCTGATATAGGTATTATAATTTCTTTTGGATCCTCCTTAGTGATATACTTTGATACCAAATTCAAATTCTTACTTATAAGACGTTTTCTACGCTTTTTTAAATCAAAATCATCTTTATCCATATTAACTAATTTAGGTAGTTTTCTTTGATTACTTAAACAACACATTGATATAAAAAAACACATAAAATTCCTAACACGAATATCATTTATTAGAGATAAAGGGTGATTTTTTTTCATACTATAGGTATATTTTTCATTATAATATTTCAAAAACTGACATAAATAAATAGCACTTTTAGGTTGTGCTAAGTTGATTTCATTAAAATAAACATTAGTTAGTTTGGCTAATACATTATCAAAATATCCTGAAATATGTAGTTCTATTGCATAGTTAATAGAATTTTTAATATTACGCTGATTTAATGATTTAACTAGCTGTTTTAGTTGCTCATTTTTTGTATTTCCTAGTATTGTTACATTTTTTTTTAATTTCTCAAGATTATATGTTGAAATAAATTTATCATCTATATATCTATTAGCCATTAATAATTACTTATTATACTAATCATAAATAATTATTTTAAATAAAACTTAAACTTCGTCATTAACTATTGTTTCTTCTTCATTATCTTTTATTGAATTATCAACTACATCACTTTTTACAAAAAATGATTTGATACTATCTTTGAAATAATAAGTTGAAGCGGTTAATACAGTTACTAAAACAGCAACTCCTATTTTTGTTTGGTTATTTTTTATATCGAACATTATATAATTTATTGATAAATATTTTTTCATAATTTAATTTTCGATTTAATTAAAATCTATTCCAAAGTTTCTTAATATTACTTACAACATTATTTTTTATATTTTTTGAAACATCTTTAGCTGTTTCATATGCACTATCAAATGTTAAAGGAACACTTCCAGTACTGCTATTAGAAGATTTATATTTTTTATGAAAATAATCTATAACTGTTTCTGAATAGGTATTACTATTTAATTCTATCTTATATTTTATTTGTTTGATAGCATTATCATAGTTTTCACCAGGTATAAATCTGTTAATAATATGATATTTTATATTTTCCCGAGTTATAGGATGTCCATCTAATGGTGGAGAAAAGTCACTTAAATCTAATAATAATATATAAAATAGTGCTGAATGTCTTCTTAGACAGTTGTAAGCTTTACCACAATAATCTTTAAAATCAGAATAGTGTTTCGAATTAAGACCTCCCATAGCATCAATCATTTCAGCAGTAAGTCTTATTTCAGGACTAATAGGTTTAGGATCAATGCCCAATATATATCCAAAATCAATATGAAATAATTTACCCTTATCAGTTATCATAATATTATCTAGATGTCTATCTCCAATACCTAATAGATATGTTATTATACAATATAAAGCACATGATTTTGATACTTTATCTCTAATTTTACCAATTGGAACATTAGGATTATTTTCAATTAGCCAATTTTGTATTGAAAATTTAGCATCTTCCCTTATTTTATATAAAGTTGTGGAATTAGGAACGAATTCAATATAACCATATTCGTGAGATATTGGTAGTATATTATATGTTGTTACATATAAGTCCATATTCTCTTCTTTTTTTAGAAAATAATCCATAAGTTTAATTATTTTCATAACTATCTCTTCCTTACGAATATCTTCCTTTTTCAACATTATATTATGAACTTTATTATTGTCATAAATACATGGCAATATTATTGGTCGAGTTTTAGAATCAATAATTTTTATGTTATTATAGTCAATCCGATTAAATACTAAATTAAGATCTATTGGTAGATAAAATGATTGAATAGACTCCCGATATTCGTGTAAATAGTGTTTTATATTATGGACTGTTTCTTCTGGTTTTGTTCCCATTTTTATTAAATTTTGTGTAAAATCATATCCATTTTGAAATAATTTGTAAGTATCTTTATCTAATTGTTTAACAAGTTTGGTTCTAAATGCTTTGAAATAAATAGATGATTGTGGATTAGATATATTTTGAGTCAATAGCCAAAATAATTGGTTCATTAGACTTATTTCACGTTTTACAATATCTAATAAAAAAGTTTCCATTAAATTACAAATATTTGAGTAATTCTTATAAAAATGTAGTTTATTTACGATAAGATGCATAAAACAACTAATTTCAAAATCAATAATTTTTTTATCTATATCGGGATTCTTTATCCTGGCATACCAAATATCTATCATTTTTTTCAACAAGGGATAGTATGTATATTTTTGAGCAAACACAATTATAATATCTTCTATTTGAAGTGTTTTACAACATGAACGTGTACACATTAGGTTCCAACAAGTGACATTACTATCAGATTTATCTAATAGTTTTAAAATCTCAGATTTATTAGGAGACTTATAAGTTTCCCAATCCGTAATTAATATTAATTGTAATAGCCATTTGGAATGTCCTATAAAATAGTATTTATTAGTTATAAGTTTATCTGTTTCTTTTATAGTATATTTATGGTCTGCAAATTTATACTGTAACTCTCTTAAACCACTAAAATAATATTTACCTATTTTATTCCATGATTTACATACACAGGCTATATTTTTATAATCCTTCATATCAAGTGGTAATAAATCAAATAATTTTATCATTTTATCTAACTCTTTCAATTCGAAAATACTGTCGTAGCATTTTTTACATACCCTTTCTTTAGATTCATTTAAATTAAGATATTCGGCATATGTGCGATAATCTAGATAATTAGTCTGTTTTTCAACTGTCTTAATTTTCTCAGGAATTTTTATAAAAAAATCTGAACATTTACTACAATAAATCTTGCCACAATTTCGACAGTGATGTTTTCTATTCATAATTGAAAATACGTCACCACATTTATAACATGATTTAACATTTTCATCCTTAATCCATGAATGAATTCTTCTCTCATCCAGATTAATAGAATTTTTTAAGGGCAATGGAGTAAAACTATCTGAATCTTGATATATAGTTCTTCGTATTCCATTATCAATTAACATAGAAACTGAAATCTCATCATTACTCATTACATAATAAATATAAATAAATCTTTAGATTATTTAGATTTATATCTTATTAAGTACTTTTATTACTACTTATTTCGTTTTTCTTTCTTTTTGCTACAATATTCCAATCATATATAAAATCTAGAGTATACTTATTATTTTTAAATAGATTGATTAATAAATCCCTTAATATTACATAGTCTGGTTTTTGAGGAAATCTAAGTAATCGACAATATTTCATGTATAACAAAAATTCTCTAGGAAGACCATCACATAAATCCTCTAATGATTTAGAATTTTTTACATTTAAAATATTAGTGGATCGTTTACTCTTAGTAGAACCTTTTAAACCTTGCCATGGTAAACAACCTTTCGCAAAAAAAATTAACATATATCCTATAGATTCAAGATCGTCTCTTCTACTCTGTTCTATCCCTCTGTGATTTCTAATTGATGAATATCTAAATGAACCTGTAAAGCTTTTATTAGTATTATATTCAATATGGTTATTATCCTTCATATATCTTTTAGATAATCCCAAATCAATCATATAAATTCTACTTTTTTTATCAGAAGTACCTATTAAAAAATTATCCGGTTTTATATCCCTATGCAAGTACCCACTATTATGAAGTGCTTCTATTCTATTTAATACTTGAATTCCGATCATCAATACAGTTTTTATACTAAATTTATTACCACAAAAATCAAATAGATCTTCTAATGAAGGTCCAAGATAATCCATAATAACAGTATTATGTTTACGGTCTTTGATTATACTATAAATTTTAGGAAATCCTACACTTGTTCCTAGATTATCATATATACCTTTTTCATGTTCTAATCGATTGGCTTGCTTTTTAGACTCAACTTTAATGGCGTAGAATTTACCTTCATTATCATGAGCTTTGTATACAGTTCCAAAAGAACCACTACCCAATTTTTTAACTATATTATATCCCTCAATAATAGGAAGTTTTGACATTTATCATATAAATATAGTTTTTTTTAAATAGTTTTACTTCTATCAATTATTATATATATATTAATTATATATGTATAAGAATTTGGTTACTATTGCGATAGTTATGTTATCATTAGATATCATTTATTTAAAAACCATAAGTGGTCATTTTAATAAATTAATGATAGATATACAAGGTAGTCCTATTACACTTAAATATTTTCCCGCATTATTATGTTATAGTTTATTAATTTTTGTTTTTTACTATTTCATTACAAAAGATAATAGAAGCACCTTTGATGCTTTTTTATTAGGATTTGCGATATATGGAATATATGACACTACTAATATGGCAACTATTGATAAATGGAATTGGAAAACAGTAGCTTTAGATACTACTTGGGGTGGTATTTTATTCGCGTTAACAAATATTTTAACTAATAAAATATTAAAATAAAAATGTTATAATTAATTAGTCATCTTCAGAATCAATGATTAAACATTTAGGTGGTCGTTTATTATGTTTTTTACTAGTCTTAAGTAATTCATTATAGCCATTTTTTCTATAATGTTCTACCTTATCCCAAAAATCCGTATATTTACTAATATTATCTTTCCACCATTCATCATCTCTCCATACCTCGCATAGAGAATACTTTTCTACTCTGAAGAAAATTGCTCTGGCGAACATTTTATCACTAGAATTTGATATCTCTGTTTTCATATTTTCAACCCAATCATCAATTTCATCAGCTTTATATAACTTCTCGGGATATATCCATCCTGTACTATTGTCACTTTGGATTTCATCCATTTTATGAAATTCAATTAATACATTTTTAGTATAACCTTCGGATGTTAGGGGTTCATTTTGATCTCCATCTTTAGAATAATCATTTAAATATTCTTGTTGATTAAGATATTCCTTAATTTCACACTCAACAAAATCTACTTTATCTAATTTACATACCTGTAATTGTTGCTGCATTTGCATCCAGTAATAAATAGGTGGTATTCCTGTTATTTTACGTCTTAGAGGAACTTTGATTTCTATCATAACTCCATTAGGAGTAATACCGTCTGGAGAAGCACTAATACACGTATATGTATGATGCGGTAGACTTCCAAACTCTAGTATTTCTGTATTATTTTTAATACTATATAATAATTGAACTATTGCTTCATATTTAGTTCCATGAAGACAATATATATTCATTTTAAAAGCTTTAGCAGGATCCTTAAATCCAGATTTTTTGAGTAGAAAATCAAGATTTGAGCAGAAAGCACTTTTACCAAAAACAGAAGCAGCTTCACTCGCTCCAATAGAATCTTCTTTCATTTTAAACCATTCGGGTGATCTTTGTTCTACATGTGGAATTGTTTGTAAAAATTCCACAGTTTTAGATCGGTTACGTTTTAAGAAATTATTAAAGTATTTTCCAAATACATCTATTTTATGTCTACAAATTAATTGTTTAATAAACTCAGGATAGATATATTTCTTATAGTGTTTTTTATCATTTACTAATTGTAAAATAGACATAGTATAATCAAGAACATCTGGTAAAAGTATATCGCCATCAATTACTTGAAAGTAATCATCGACTATTTTCTCAACATCATTAGACAGTTCATCCATTATTAATCTTTATTGATAAATGTTTATATGATAAATTTTAATCAAATTTGATTTAAAATACTTAAATACATTTTATATTAATAAATCAGTAGTTATTATGGAATTTCAACAAATGTTTGATAAAGTAGATAATTTTAATAATAATCATTCTTACTCAGAAGTTATTAAATCTAATATTGTTCCAGAATTTAATAAAAAAAATTATAGAGGTAATCAACATGAAATGGATAATTTTAATTGGCAGATGCAGTATGTAGATTATAAAAAGAAAATAAATGATGCTAAAAAAGGTATTACTGTTAAAGAATATTCTGAAATGGATTCAGTCAATGATATTCAAACGATTTTAAGAAATGAACAATATGCTAAACCTTGGGGAAGAATGAATAATTATTGTAGAAAGGTAAAACTACAGGAATATATCAATAGTTTATGCGTTGATGGTAAGATTGAAGATACTAAAAAACCAGCATATCTTAACTATTTATATAAAAAACTTAATGATAATAAACTAAAACTAAAAAAAGATATTGAATATGATAATGAGACACAAGTTATTATTAGTATTCCCTGTCTAGATAGTAAATTAAAATAAAAAAAATAATCTCTACTTATAGATTATAGACTATTTTTTTGTAAATGGGTAACTCTAATAGCGCCGAATTAAATCACGAAAATGTGAATACACCTGTAATTAACAAACAATATGATTCCAAATATAACTTAGTTCCATCTTTACCAGGACATGAATATGAATCTATTACATTTTCATTTCTAAAAAAAAAATACGATATTTCCGATGATAAAGAATTAGATAAATATGTAGATCTCAGAAATAACTTTCCAAATATAATCAATATATCAAATATTCCATTAAATCCAATAGCATGTGTATCATATGTATTACACTATTCATTATTAAAAAATAATTTACCTATTTTTCCACCATCACTCATGTATATTTTTAATAATATACAATATTATCCCAATATATCATCTATAATGTGTTTTGATACTATTTTTCAAAGTATTATAGATAATGGATTCTGTAGCGAAAATGATATGAGAACTATCGAATCTAATATTGGAGTACAATCATCTGATGTATCGAGGGAGAAAGCGCTCGCATTTAAATTTATAAATGTTTATAAAGTCGAAAATAAATTAGAAACAATTAAGCATTTAATTAAGAATAAATACCCTATTCTTATAGGATTTACCGTTTATTATCCACTATCTAATATAGATAATTTTATGTGGTTACCTGATAAAACACAAGATAAAAAAATTGGTGGATTAGCAGGTGTTATTGTAGGTTATATAGATGATAGAAAGATGTTTATAGTAGCACAAACATTTGGAGAAAATTTTGCAAACTCTGGATATGTATTAATTCCATATGATTATGTTATGAATGAAAATTATACATTTGAAAAATATATTATTGACTTTAAACCAGACAGGGTAAATGGTTATATTTCTCAAAGAAGGGCAATGGTTAATTTAGAAAAGACTCCTAATATTGAAAATAATAATCAATATAGAAAAAATATGTTCGATAATTTATTTAGCTAGATAAGTATTTAAAAATATTATATTGTTATATATTAAATGTCAACACCAACTCAAAGACCGCATACCATATCATCAACAGTTGTATCTGGAACTCCAACGTCTCATACTTTATCATGGAGTCATAATACAACAAATACCATTAACTATATTATACATAAAAGTATTGATAATGTTAATTATACTAATGCAACAGCACCTACCGTATCTGTAGTTGCAAACCAAACATCATATTCATGTGTTGTATCAGAATTAGGACTTGCCAGAAAATATTACCTTAAGGTAACTGCTGTAGGTTCAGGTGGAAATCTTCAATCAGAAAATTATGCCGAATTAGTTGTAGGTGACCCAGAAATTACAGATGTCAGTGCCGATTTTGGTGAAGTTTTAGATAGCAATGAAAACAGTGGTAATGTAGATGTTAGTTTAACATTTAGTGATATAGACAAGAAATTTAAATTTAAATTATTCCTACTCATATCTAGTGGGGAATTATTAATAGGTGAACAACAAATTACATCTGAAAACGCAACATTATCTATTCCAAGACTATATTTACTTGCGTTAGATCAATCTTCGAGCTATTCATTTAAAGCTAAAATATACGATGTCCATACAGATGTCCAACAATCTCATATCAGTGATGGAACATTCTCTTTCTCAACTTCAGCCAATTTAACACCTACATATGATAATGAATTAGCATTAGGATTAGGAGATCCTTATATTTCTCCTCTCATTGGTCAAACTTACAAACTTCCAGATGAACATGCTAATTATAGATATTTAGATAATTGTGAGGTAAATGACAGATTTTTTGTTAATATTCAAACTGGATTATTATCTCAACCTGAATTGGATGAAACAAACCAATACTCTTTAGATAAAATCAAGTCAGAATTAGGTAATGAAAATATGGATGAATGGTTAGAAAAAAATAACTTAGTTTTACCAAGTCTTTCATGCTTTGTTAATTACATTCACATGAGAAATGGCGAATCGCATATCACTATTGATACTAAAAATTTTAATATCTTTTCAATTAGTTCATTTGAAGACTTCGAAATCGAAAATCTTGAAAATGGACCAATCGACGACTGCTTCGCGCCTTATGCTACTTCAATTCCTGTATCCACCACAAAAATTTCATGCGAAACTGAAACATATGGTAAAGTATCATTATACGTATATGAATTTAGTAATTTACAATTAAGAAATGCTTTTAGAATTGAAACTGAAAAACAAGTTAATCTTGCTAACAGTATAGGTTCAATGGTTTTTAAATCTAAATCATTTACAATACCTAAACTTAATTCAGAAAAATTTGTTCAACCAGCACTAGAACTAGATGATAAATACATCCCTCAGTTATTTGTTACTAAAGAAAAGATTGGAGCAATTGCAATCAGAGTATAAGTAATTATTTAAAATATTAAAAAGTTGATTTAATATTTTTTATATTTAAAGGTTTTAAAGATTAATTAATAAATGGCTACAGCAACATGGGAAAATACTTCAGTAGAAGACACTATATTTAATAATTTTGCTCAAAAAGCATTTAGAGGTGATGAATGGAATTCATTCGAACAGTTCGAAAATAATGATGATATATCTGTAAATAGTGGTGGAACTGTATCAAGTGATGATGACGATGAAATCAAAAATTATAGTTGTATAGAATGTTCTTCATTCAATTTAATGTATAATGATGGATTATTTTCATGTGGAGAATGTGGAGTTATGCAGCCTAAAAAACTGTCACATGAGGCTGAATATAGATTTTATGGTTGTAATGATAATAGGGGTAGTAATCCTGAAAGAGTAGGAATGCCTACTAATAGCTTACTCCCTCAAACTTCAATGGGATCTCTTATCCAGCATAGACCTTCTGATAACAGCGCCATGAAAAGAATGGCCCAATATAATTCTTGGAATCAAATGCCATATAAAGAGAGAAGTCTATACAAAATATGTTGTCGAATTAATAACCGTAGTTCTCGTGCTGGACTTCCTGCTATTATTATTGATAGAGCTAAAGAGTTATACAACATTGTCAAAGAAGTTAATATTTCAAGGGGGGATAATAGAGAAGGACTTATTGCTGCCTGTGTATATATCGCGTGTAAAGATATTAATTGTCCCAGAAGTAGTAAAGAGATAGCTAAAATATTTGAAATCAAATTACAAGATATGACAAGAGGTATTAAGTTCTTTAGAGAAAATTGGAGACTTGCTAAAAAGAAAACTGATAAAATTTCACACGATTCCAGCAATCCTATTAACTTTATAGATAGATATTGTTCTCCATTGAAGATTTCTCAGGATACTAAGTATTTAGCTGAATATATCGCTGTGAAGGCTATTATTGAAAGTTTAGTAGATGATAACACCGCTCCTTCTATAGCAGCTGGCGCTATATTCTTAGCATGTATGATTGAAAAATCTACGAATGTTACTAAAAAGCAAGTAGCTGAATCATGTAAGACTTCAGAAGTCACAATATCTAAATGTTATAAAAAACTTAATGATAATCGTGATAAACTTCTACCTTCTATTTATAAAAATTAATACATATAATTTAAAAAATATTTATAATAACTTGTTATATTATAGATGATTACAATACTTATTCTTTTATTTTTGCTAATTATTATAACTAATACATATTACAAGACCGAACATTTTGACGGAATAGGTAAGGGATTTGCTCAATTTTATCATCCACAAAAATGTTGTAAAAATGATGATTGTTATCCTGGCATGTATGTTAGTAATAACTTTATTCAATCATAATTTATAATTATTTAAACAATAATTACAAATTATACTATAATGAAATATGCTGCTTTTGGTGCATCAGTTACTCAACAAAAAACAGGTTACTGTTATTACATTCAAAAATTATTTAATATTAATATAGAAGTATTTGGATATGGTGCTCAACAAATATGGGATGCGGGTATAATTTATATTGATAAAGTAGTAGAATACAACCCTGATGTTTTACTTATTGATTGGTTTTCAGGGTTTCATAAAAATACAGATATAAATATATGCACATCTAATATTAAAGCTTCAATTGAAACAATTCTATATAAATTAAATAAAATTAAATGTAAACCAATATTCTTATTCTTACCATATTTACATAGAAACGAAGCACTTATGAATAATTGTAAAAAGATGTTAGAATTATATGAAATTGATATAATAGATATAGCTAATTATTTTAAGTTTAATAATCTTTTTATAAGAGACCAAGTTCATACTACAAATCTAGGTAGTGAATTTTATGCTAGATTAATAATGAATAATATAAACCTAGAGCATAATAATAGCAAAATCTTAAGTATAAAACCTAATAAATTTGTTGATATTAAAAGCTTTGTTGTGAACAAGATATTTAAGAAACAAATGATAATAGAAGGCAAATGTAATATTTTAGGAATATCTCTTAAAATAGGTCCTAATTCTGGTATTATTTGTATAAATAATAGACATAATATCAATTTATGGGATTTATATTGCTATTTCACTAGAGACTCAATAAAATTATGTAATATATTTTTATCAGGTCCAACTACTTTATTTGAAATTACACAAATTGATTTTGATAGAGGTTTATCTGATAAAAAATATGATTTCTCAAATATAGAGTATGAATTAAACATAGATACTATATATTACAACTATGGAAATATTATTTCTGTTAATGGTAATTAATTATTAATTAAAGATTTATTTTATTAATAATATACTATGTCCGATAAAAAAAGTGTATCCCTACATGAGGTTATCGGGTCCGATGTATTCGATGAAGATACATACGATCTTATTGCTGGAAGAATATTCAATAACTTAAAATTATATTGTCTCGAAAAAAATTTTTGGAATAGCGAGGATAATAAACCAATAATTAATCAAGATACACTTTCTGATCCTACAATTGTTAGATATAAAGCTAACTATAAAAGTTGGCAAACAAAATACGAAGATCATCTTATTCATGCAAGTAATTATTATAGAGTTAGTAATATAATACTTAATGGAAAAAATCATTGGAGATATGTTAAGGAGATATTAGGTCTCCAATACGAATCTCTAAAATATAAAATAAATATTATACAAATTAGTGTAATTATATTGTCAATATCAATTACATTTTTAGAATCGATTAAAGAAAAATTAGGTCTACAAACTACATTATATATGACTATTATTCCTATAGTATTTTCAACATACATAGCGTTGATATTGGCAATATCAAGATTTTACAAACTAGATGATAAAAAAGAATACTTATATAAATTAAATGAAAAATTAGCTCTAATTATAAGTAGATTACAACATAGAAGAATGGAATTAGGTAAAAAACTCCCTGTTACTTATAATTGGGGTAAGAAAGATTTTGATATATTATACAAAGAAATCACTGATTTTGACAAAGATGGATTAGATGATATGATCTCAAATGTCAGACAAGAATGTGAAGTTATACAAACTATGAGAGAGCAGATTAAGTATAAAAATGATTGGATTAAACTATATCTTGATAAACAGATTCTTGATTTCAATAAAAAAAATGTCCATAAACATTCGGATAAGATTGATTTGACCAGTTATAAAAAGAAAAAAAGTTGGTGTCATTACTATATTTGCTGTTACAACTGCGATTCTAAACAAGTTGTACATGAACAAGAACTATTTGAAACTGCTCAGATAATATCAGGATTACCTAAATCTAGACTTACTAATATTAAAAAAAAAGGTATTAGAGTTAATAGAGAATTAGCACAGAGTCTAAAACCAATGCTATTTAATAGCGCTGTTACTAAATCTACACAAGCTAGCGATGATAGTGATAGTATTCAAGGTAGAAGAAATTCTATAATAGAAACTGAAAATATTATTATTAATAGAAACAGTTCAGGTCCCAGTATAGATATAACTGATTTAAATTTAGATGACCATAATGGTCCTATAAAAAAAACTAGTATAAAATTATTTAATAACTCTCAAAAACCTGTTCTTTCAACCTCAAGTCCAAATTTTATTGTTAATAATACTAGTGAATCGGCTATAGAAAATGATTATACGCCTCCTGTCTAGATTTTTTTATATTTTTATAGAATAAATCTAACGATAAATCAAAATTTGGACCTGGGAAAAAAGCCACGGACCTCTTACTTTTTATATATTGGATGGCTGAGTCTTTATTAAAATTAAAGTATTTCATAAGAAAACATGCTATTACAGTAGCAGAACGATGCATTCCGGCCCTACAATGAACTAATATAGGTTTCTTAGCTTTATAACAACTATACATAATAGGTAATATTTGATTTATATATACTAAAATTTTAAGATTACAATCTAATGATAAATTATCAGGAACATTTACTCTAAAATTTTTAGTTTTATTTGAATGAAAAGGTATCTCTTCACTACAATTTATTACTAGATATATTTTATCTAATAATTTATCATCTTTAGCACTATTATAGTTACCCAGATATAGATTAGGAATTATTTCATGATAACTGTCACAATATATATTTTCAATACAATCAACAATAAAATTTTTTAAAAATATCATAACTATTATGTATTTACATATTATTTTCAAAATAATTTTGGATTATTATAATAATGGTATTTACAGCTAATGAAATATTTACAAATTTATGGCTTGGCGATATAAGAGATTCCCGAAACTCAGAGTTCATTAATAGTATTGATGTGGTTATCAACTGCACAAAAAATTTACCTTTTATTAACAATTCTAAAAAATCAATAAGAGTATCTGTAGAAGATAATCTAGAAAAAGAAGAAATAGCTTCTCTATATAAATATTTAGAACCAATAACTAAATTTATTCATGTCCAATTAGTAAATAATAAAAAAGTATTTGTGCATTGTTATGCTGGAAAACAAAGATCCGCTAGTGTAGTATGTGCATATCTTATGAAATTCATGGATTTAAGTTATAAAGAATCTACCGGACTTATTAAAAGTAAACGTTATCATATATTTACACCTTTACCTAATTTTGACGCTGCTCTTAGAATCTGGGAAAAAAATATTACAAAAAAGTAAAATTAGGAATTTATATTTATTTTATCATTTTATTATAAATGGGTAATTCCAATAGTTCAAATCAGCAAGGTGGAAATATTGTAGAAATTCAATCTAAAGTTGAAGCATTTATACAAAAATTAATGAATGAAAAAGGTGATAAAATTAATAACGACCAATTCTGCGATCATATACAATTAGTATTAAAGGATAATATTCTCAGTAGTTTTAAAAAAAGTGATTTATTGGATATGAATTCCAATTATGATATAGGTTTTAAATTAAATGATACTAAATCAAAGAAAGAAATATGTTCTAAACTATCTAAATACTATTTAAAAAAAATAGAGTTAACAATAATTATTAAAAATTTATTAGAAATGTTATCAAATAAAATAAATAATATGAGTTTTATGAATAGGTGTGTTGCTAATAAAACAAAAATAAGTAAAATTAAGTATGCTCAGTCAGGTAAATGGAAAAATATACCTAAACATATTCTAGAATCTATAAATTTATCCGAAATTAGAACATCTATGTTCGAGGGTACAGGATTAGATTCTTCAGCATTTTATTACGTAATAGAACTTGATAATAAAGAAGAATGTGTATATAATGGTGGCAGATGGATATCAGGATTAGATGCGTTAGTAAAAGAAGGACTTATACCACCATCAGATGTCAAAAAGTATAATAATAAATATAGAACAATAGTTGATAAAATTAATAATCAACAAGCATCCACAATAAATAACTTATCAGCGCTATTCAATCGAATATGTAAAGAAGAACAACAAAATATTGAAAAACCTAACGGTAAAAAAGATAGAAAGAATATATATAATGAGCTACCAATTTCATATAATGACTTATTAAAAATAGAAGAAGATATTAAAAAACTAATAACAAATGATATAATTGGTATTGAAAAAGCATATTTATCGCTCGTATCTCTAGATATAGTGACCCAAAATGAAATAGATGCTTTTAAAGAACAAGAAGCTAAAGTAAATAAACTTCAAAGTGATCTTCAAAAAAGAGAATCTGAATTTAAGATATCTAATTAATAAAATAATTTTATTATTAATTAGATAAGAATTTTAATAGAATAAAATCATCACGCAGCCATAGTGATACTAATCCTAGTAGTAAGAGTATCATAAAAATACTAGATTTGTATATTAACACTGTAGCAATGTAATATAATTGCCATAGTATATTGCATATTATTACAAATAGATAACTTTTATGAGACAATGACTTTATTGTCTTAGAAAATATACTGTCTTTATTATCTAAAAATCTATAACCTAGATAAAAATTTACTAAAAAAGCTAAAGAACTAAAACATCCATATATAAATATTGCTTTATATACTCCTTCTTCTTTGAACTGTTTAAATGAAATAACTAAAAAACCTATTAATACACAGTAATGATGAATAATTGTTGTTGTTGCCATTTTTTTATTACGTATTAATCCTACCAGATCAGTACTTGTATATACAGCTACTAAATTTTTCCAAAATATAATATTCGCACTCCAATTTGAGGTATCATATAAATTAATAGTACCACTTCCGATATTAGCCACAACAGCTATACTCATAAAAAATAAAAAGATGGATTTTAACATATTTGTTAAAATATATTCTTTTCTATCATTATCATAATTATTGTATTTTAAATATTTTTTTTGTAGTACACCATCTAATATGCTATAAGATTTATAAAAAATTCCACTCGATAAAACTAAAAATAACCAACATGATAAAAAACTTAGATCAATCATTAATAATAGATATTATTGTAATCTTTAAGCTCTTTTTTTATAAAAACTTTGTAAAAAATGATGCTGATTAGTATGTAATACTGTAAAATGGTGTAGATACTTTTCGAGGAGCAAATGAAACTTTCTTTGTTTGATCCAAAGGTTGTTTAATAACTTTAGGATGATATCGTAATTTGAATGGTTTCAAAATAAAACTACAATTTTTAAAATTGGTTATATATTGTTTCATCCATTCATTGGGTTCTGAATAATTCATAGTAATAAATTGACATCCTAGATAATAAGGTGTAAAAAAATTATAATTATCTTTTTGGCGTCCTTTAAAATTAGGAAATACAAAAGTCAAATTCTTTTTATTGAATTCGGCAAGTTCTTTGGGGTCATAACTCTCCTTAACTTTATCATATGTTAGCATTCGAGTGTTACCTCCAATTATAGGGTTTAAATTAATGAGTTCATCCATCATTGT